AATATTTTTGTTGGAGATTTAGTTTACTTAGGTGGAGATGGTTATCTTCATAATTTATCTGATCTTGGCGTTGGTGCTTATGTAACCGCTCAAGCTCTTGGTGTTTTTAATGGATGTTCCTTTGTTGGATCTCCTGCTAACAGCATAGATTTTGCGAGTCCAGGCGGTCAATATTGGCCAGCAGCAACTGTTACATCAAATAGTCAAGATGCGACTGGATTTGTTATCGATGATCCATCGGTTGTCTTTAATATTCAAACAAATGGGGCTGGCCTTGCATTTGATGCTCAAGGTGGCACCGCATCTGTTTCTTATACCTATGTAGCGGGAAGCACTACTAATCCTACTGGTGATTTCAACAACGGTACATCTAGTCTGGTATTGAACTCAAGTTCTATTGGAACAGGTGCAACACTTAACCTTAGAGTACTGCGATTTGTTCCGGTTCCAGGAAACGTACCGTTAGCTGGTGGTCCAGCAATTCCGTTCAACAACGTAGAAGTGTTGATTCAAAATCATTCATTTGCAACACGTCCAGCTGGTCTATAGGGAGATTAAATTATGGCTATTATTAATAGGAGTAATATCAAATCATTACTGCAACCGATGTTGGATACAGTATTTTTTGATTATGATGTCTATCCAGCGTTATGGAAAGATATTTACAAGCAATATCACGGTGACAAAGCGGTCCAATACGAAATGGAAATGGAAGGGTTGCCTCTTGGTCAAATCAAGATGGAAGGTGGACCAGTTGCATCGGGTAGTATGGGTCAAGCATATGAAACTGCTTATGTTCATCAGTACTATGGCATTTCATTCCAAATTACACGTCCTGCAATTATGGACAACAAGTACAAATCTGATTTCCCTCAACAAGCAATGCAATTACGCAATTCATTGGATACTTTGAAGAATGTTAATGGCGCTTATATATTCAATAATGCGTTTAATGCTGCTTCAACAGTAAGTGACGGTTATCCTCTTTGTTCTACAACCCATCAGATTAAAACAGGTACATTGGCTAACACCTTTACGAATGGTGTTCAGTTTAATGAAGCTGCCATTGAGGATGCCATTACATTAATCAAATCATGGTCTAACTATGCTGGTATCAAGATCAACTTGAATTCAATCAAAGCATTAGTGCCACAAGCACGTGCATTTGATGCCGCAAGAGTTTTCAAATCTCAATTTAGAACCGGTACAGCAAATAATGATATCAGTGCAATTGTGCATGATAAGTATATGCCTGGCGGTTACATTGTTAACCAGTTTATTACGAATCCAAACTATTGGTTTATTTTAACTGATGAAGCAAATGGCTTTAAATATTACCTTCGTGAAGAATTAGATACTGATTTCATTACAGATATCAATACAGACAACGTAACTGTTCGAGCAATTGAACGTTATTCCTTTGGTTGTTCAAACTGGAGAGCTGTATTCGGCGCAAAAGGCGCGTAATTACCTTTAGGGAGAAAAATTATGTTTAATGCTAATGCTAATCTACCTTTAGGAACTTATGTTGAGGATGGGCTACGAAGTGGTCCATTCTATCCTGATCGTATCTCCGGTATTCCTGGTCAAACCGATGACAATGGAAGACTTCTATCTGTAACAGGGCAAGTGTATTCTACTACCCATAATACCTATGGGCCTGGAATGCTTTTTAGTCCAATTCAGACTTATAGAGCGGTTCCTTTACAGCCTAATCCTGCTGGAGGATTTACAGTTACTACTAACGTAGTGGCAGCAACTCCAGCAGCATCTATTACAGGTGCTGGGAATCTTGCCCTTAGATATGATAATTTTGTTACTTATCCAATTACGAATCCAGATGGAACTCAAGGGCTTCAGTTTGATTATCCCCGTGTTCCAACAGTTACTATTTCAGGGGCTATTGCAACCGCAGGTACGCGAGTTACTATATTTGGTTTTGATTACTATTATCAGCCGTTACAACATACTTATGTTGTATCTGCAATTGGTACTTATCCAACTGTAAACGCAGGTCCTCCTATTGCACTTAGTGTAGGCGCAAAATCCTTTTTTGGTATAACAAGAGTTTATATTGATCAGGCTTTAGGAGCGGGTTCAACAATTTCTGTAGGAGCTTCCAATATATTTGGATTGCCTTACGTAATAAATAGCTTCGGTAGCGTTCTAGGGATTGCTTGGGGAATAGATAGTGAATTAACTGGCGCACCAACAGTTGCCTATACAGCAGGTGAGCCGTTGGCTTCATTGGGTATGTTCCAAGTAGCTGATGATACACCAGTGGCGACTGCTACTACCTCAGATGTGCGCGGGCTTTATGCTCCATCCAGTGCTTCGAATGGCATATTGAAGCTTCTATTCACTTATTATGTTGATGGAGCGAATAATTTTGTTAATCAACAGGCAGCTATGAATTGGCCACAATTTAATAATGATACTGGATTGGTTTCAACGGTACCACCGCTAGCACCTGCAGATCTATATGGTGTACCTCAATTCTATACTGGCCAACCATCTTAAGGGGATAGAGCAATGAGCATTCCTATTGTCATTCCTTGGTTACCCGTGACTGGTAATACGGCTGCCGTTGCTCCCGTTCAGACATTGACAGCAGCTGGGCCATTAGCTTTAAACGCTAATGTGCCTAACCTGCCTAATGGTCCCTATCGTTTTGATAGAGTTGCAAGAACTGTAACGATTACAGGTGCAGGTAACTTTACCATTACAGGTATTGGTTCACCCGTTGATGCTAATGGAAATCCTACACAAGTTTACGCATTAATCTCAGAAGTAGTAGCTGGTGGCGCTACTTCAGTTAATGTTTATGTGGAAGTGAGTTCCATTGTCGCAGCGGCTGCCGGTGCTAATTACAGTGCAGGATTTGGAGCGACTGGTGTAACCGATTATGTCTTTTTAGATTATAACCGCACCATGTTTCAAACGACTGTTCAGGTGCAGGTTCTTAATTATACTGCAATCGTTGCAACTGTTTATCAATCTCTTTCCAAACCACAAACTGTTAATACTGTCTTTGGGAATTTGGATAATTTTCAGCCCATTCCCGCGTTTGCAGTTACAACCACAACTCCTGCTGGAACCCATAATCAGATCGGCAACACTTTTAGTCCTGTGACTATGGTATGGGCAACCATGAGTGCCACTGCAGGCGAAACCTTATACTTCACCGTCTTACAACAAGGATTACGATCATGAGTATGGAAAAATTCTTAAGCGAATGTAGATTTACTGGTGGATCTGCGCCATCTGATATGAAACCTAAGGGCGAGATTTCCGGTAAGCGTTCTTCCATGCCTTCACAAGCTTTATCTCGTGGGCGTGCTGAAGCCGTTAAATCTGGTGTTAATGCAAGTGCTATGGCAAAAGGTCGTGCCATGGGGCGTAGTCCTGGACCTAACCCTGCTCGTGAAATAGCAAAAGGTGCGGCTGATGCGCGCCGGTATGCAACAGGTGGACATATATCTAATAGAGCTATTGGCATGAAAGAATTGGCTGAAGCTCAAAGTCGTAATGAAAAACTCAATAGAGTTGGACATAAGAGGGGCGGTCGAGTTCGTCATGCTGAAGGTGGTAGAGAATCTCCTCGTGCCCATAGAAGCGGTGGTGGAGATTTCTGGGATGGCTTTAAATCTGGTTTTGGCGGTGTATTTAAAAATGTTGGTCATCTCTTTGGTTTAGCTGAAGGTGGACAACCCCCAATGGGACCTTCTGGTCGTCGTAATCCTAATGTGATGTACAAAGAAGGTGGTGAGACCAAAAAGCGTGGTGGTTCAGCTAAGCGTGAACATCATATGTTTGGTAGAGGTGTTGGAATGGGTGGCATGGGTATGATGGGTCATCGCCCTCCTCCATTTATGACTGGCACTAAGTGGGGTGCTAATGGTGGTATTGAGCAATTAAAAGAAGGTGGTCAACCTCCATTAAAAAAGGGCGGTAGAGCTCATGGTCGTGAGCATCATTTCTGGGGAACTCTAGCGGGCGCTTTGGCACCTATGGCTGTTGAAGGATTAGGTAAGTTATTCGGTTTAGCTGAAGGTGGCCAGCCTCCTCGTCGTAGTCGGGGTGGAAATGTTTCTGCTACATCCATGGTCAAGAAACTTCACAGTCCTTTAGAAAAAGAACCTCAGATGAAGGCGCTTGGAGCAACCAAGAAGAGTGTGCAAGAGGCTGAGCCACGTCATTATCGGGCACGTGGTGGATCGATGGTAGCTATGTATGAAAAGTTACACGGTCATCAAGCTACTGAGCCTCAAATGAAAATATTGGGAGCTACAAAGGCCAACACTAAGGATGGATTGCCTCATAGAGCAAGCAGAAGAGGTAGAAGATGATCAATAAGCAAAAATGGATTCAAAAAGCGATTAATCCTGCGAATAAGGGTACTTTGCATAAGATGTTAAAAGTTCCTACGGGTGAGAAAATACCTCAAGGAAAATTAGAACGAGCTGAGCATTCTCAGAATCCTCTTTTGAGGAAAAGAGCAAGACTAGCGGAGACATTAAAGGGCTTTCACCACTAAGGGATTTAAATGGCTACAACGAGCAATACTTACTTATTTGGAAGTAATACACAGCTCGATGATCTGTTTAGAGAAGCTTATGAGCGCATTGGCATTATAGGAAACGATCAAACTCCTTTAAATGTCGAATCTGCAATCATGTCGGGTAATTTAGAATTATCATCGTGGCCAGGACGAGGATTAAACCTTTGGTTAATCCAAAGGGAGATGTTTACCCTTTATCCCAATCAGCCGATCTATCAGCTACCTGTTAATACTGTTCGGGTACTAGAAGTAGTTGCATCTTCACCTACACGTTTAAATACGGGTGGTACAGCATATTCTTCTAATGGGGGAAGTCCTCAAAATTGCTTTGATCCTAATGCTACTGCTGGATGTACGCAAACAGCTCCTAATGGCAATATCTCTTATGATTATGGGTTAGGTAATAGTAATTCTATTCTCTACGTAGGTATTACGCCTCTAGCTCAATCGACTTATAGCTTAGTGGTGGAATATTCCTTCGATAATGTTAATTGGTTTTCTATATATACAGCTCCTTCTCAAACTTACTTTGCTAATCAGATTAAGTGGTTTGTGATTGAAAATGCTTTAAATGCAAGAGTGTGGAGAATTAGAGAAACAGGCGGTGCAACACTCGCCATTCAGCAAATATATTTTACGCAACCCACCAATGTTGGATCAGGAGATAGGCTTTTAACCGCATTATCACGTTCTGAATGGATATCGATTGCTACTAAGATGAATACCGGGTTTCCTTCGGGATATTATTTTAACCAAACAGTTAATCCAACCATAGCTTTATGGCCAGTTCCAGGTCCAGGCAATATCAATTATACCAATATTTTGTATAGCAACTATCGTTATGCTCAAGATATTACGCAAATGTTTCAAAATGTTGAAGTTCCTCAACGCTTTTATGATGCTTTAGTTGCAGGAATAGCTTGTCGTTTAGCCCTTAAATTTGCTGCTGATCGTTATCCATTAATGAAGCAAGAAGCCTTTGAAGCCTATGCCTTA